TGCCGATGCTTTCCAGAGTTCGTGACAAAGACATTCAGGGAAATGGGAGTTGATGTCGACGAAATTGAAAAGGCTTATCGTCCATATACAGTCAGGGGCACGGTTGATCCGCTTACGGGTAAGATTATTCCTGGTAAAATTGGAGTTGGTGGAGGAAAAATCATCGAAACTGGGCGCTTTCTTGGAACGTATGAAGATTTTCTCAAAACGCAACCTGTGAATGTCCAAAAGCAGATACTGGGGCCGAGCCGATTGGAATTGTGGAAAAGTGGGAAGGTGGCGTTGAAGGATTTTGCGGATGCGAAGGGGAATCAATACTTGTTGACGGAGTTGCGGGGCGTTAAAGCGGCGGAGAAGGGATTTGTTCCTGCAAAGACGATACGGGATGCCGAAAAGTTAGCTTTGCAAGCGCAGGGGGTGGCTGTATCTGGGATTGATGATTTGAAGGTTCTTAATGAGTATATGGAAGCTCTTCATGAATCGGGAGTAAAAAATATATCGACAATTAAGGGATGGGATGGTCTGGGTGGTAAATGTTTTGCAGATAAAGTGGATGCTGCGGGAAATATTTTGACATGGGGGATTCATCTACCATCAAAAGGGATGACGCATATTGCAAAAATAACGGATATGGTAGATCATTGCCCGAATGCGTTGGAAAAATACTATACAAAGGATTTGAATTATAATTGGGATGAATTACGATATAAATTTAAACGTGGTACTTCCGTGCAATCCACAAAAGATATTGCAACGCATGAGATAGGGCATGTAAAAACAGCATTTACGGATAAAGAACTTCCAAAAGGGATAAAACATTGGGGTGCTGTAGAAGATGAATTTCAAAAATGGGTGGACGCCCCCGGCACTCGGGGCATATTTAGCACGTATGGCGCTTCGCATTATGGGGAGGCATTAGCGGAGGCCTATGTTGAGTATTCGAAAGGCGCGTATAAAAAAGGAATGCTACCTGCATTTTTAGAGGATATTTTTCTTCAAAAAGTTAAAAGAGGCGGGAAATGATAACTTCTTTTGTCGATACATTTGGATTTTGTTCTTATTGCAAATATAAAAATGAAGAAGGGCGAAAATGTAAGGCATACCCAAACGGTATTCCGGATGCGATTATTAAAGGCAAGATTGATCACACGAAACCTTATCCTGGTGATAACGGGATTCAGTTTGAAGTAATAAAATAGAAAAAAGTGGGACGTTGAAAAGATGAATGTATCCGATGAAATTTTTGATATTGTGAATCAAGAACGTATTGAAAATGAGGAATGTGTTACCGGATTGCGCCGAAAAATTGAACAATGTGGCAATGATGAAGATAAAGAATATTATGAGACATTGAAAAGGGAAAAGTTAGAGCATTTATGATTGTATTAAAATAGTAGTAAAATAAACCATAAAAAGGAGAACGAAAACAATGTTAGAATCCAGTTACAAAACCCAGGAAGAGATCCCCGAAGGGCTCCGAGACCACTATGAAGAGAAAGACGGCGCTTGGGTGCTTCAGGGATTCGTTGCAAAAGGGAAGCTCGATGAGTTCCGGACGAACAACCGGAACTTGGCAAAGGAAAAGGATGAATTACAAACTCAGCTTTTGAAGTTCAAGGATATCGACCCGGAAAAGTATTCAGAAGCCGTTGCCAAACTTCAGGCGCTGGAAAATGATCGCTTGGCCGAAGCCGGTGAGTGGAAAGTATTGAAGGCCAACTTGGAACAGCAGCATCTTGACCAGCTTAAAACTGAAAAAGAGAAGGTGGCGGCTGTACAGGCCGGGTGGAATGCAGAAAAGATTTCAAATCAAACGGCGATGCTCGTTACCAGACATGCCCTTCCCGCGGAGGGGAACATGAAGTATGTGCAGAACGATGTAATGGAAGTGGCGAGTATTGATCCGGAAACGCAGGAAATTGTATTCCTGGATGACAAAGGTCTTCCGAAGAAGAATGAGGCCGGGGATGCGAATCTTGGATTGGAGGAGTTTTTGACGAAGACATATATTCCGACTTCGCAATTATTCCAAAAGTCTGAAGGCGGCGGTGCAATAGGTGGCGTACATATCCCGATGACCGGCGCAGGGCAGGTGAGTATTGATCATATTTCCGGGCAGGATATTTCCGGGGAAACGATTGAAAGTCTGGCCACTGGAAAATTGAAAGCAGTATAAGAAAATACTGGCAATAGTTAATTAGTAGCCTCCTGACCGTAGTCACGTGGCGCGTCCCCGTAGGGATTTCCCATTAATTTTAAATGCCGGGGATTACCCTGGTGATTACACAGGAGGTTATGTATCATGGCATCAAACAACACACTGACGAGTATTTTAACTCAAATTTTGGCGCGGGGCATGATGTGCCTGCGTCCCGAAGTCCTTATGACCAGATTGGTTAATACGGACTATTCCCTTGAGGCAAAGAAAAAAGGACAGACGATTGATATTCCGCTGTCTTCCGCACAGACGGCCGAAGATGTGGCGCCTGCGGCGACTGTAACGGTGCCCCCTGGCCAAGAATCCACTACGGCGCAGATTGCGTTGGATAATTGGAAACATACCGATTTCGCTTTGAGCGATCTTGAGGTTGGCCGTATTCGGGCTGATCAGGATTTCATACCGCTTCAAATGGAAGAGGCATTCAAGGCTCTTGCCAAAGAAATCAATGATTCCGTTTTCGCCACCTATCCTGGCATTTATGGATATGTGGGAACAGCGGGAATCACTCCTTTCGGTTCTGGCGTAGAAGTTGCCAGTGCCACCAATCTTCGTAAAACCCTTCTTGAACAGTATTGCCCGCGTGAAAATCGTAGGGGTATTCTGGACTATGCTGCAGAAGCAGCTGCATTGAATCTGGCTCCTTTTTCTGATGCTGAGAAAAGGGGATCTGCGGGAACCAAATCCACTGGTAATCTGGGCCAGATATTCGGCTTTGATTGGTATGGGGAAGATGGCGTCCCTACGCATACGGCCGGAACAGCTGCAACCATCGCAACAAATGCTGACGGGTATGACGTTGGTGTTAAATCTATCACAATGACCTACGGAACGGAAGGTACGGGGTTGCGTGAAGGTGACATCTTTACCATTGCCGGTGATGATCAGACATACGTAGTTTCAGCAGACGCGGAGTCTGCAGGCGCAGTAACATTTACTCCTGCTCTCAAGGTTGCCATTGTCGGCGCAACTGAGATTACTCTGAAAGCTTCTCACGTTGTCAACCTTGGATTCCACCGCGATGCGTTTGGCCTTGCCATGCGTTCACCGGATGCTGGAATAAAAGAACTTCTCGGACAGCGCATTGCAGGTAATGTTCTGGAATCGGTTGTTCTTCAGGATCCTATTTCCAAACTCATTATGCGCCTGGAACTTATTAGGGGCTATAAAATGACAATCTGGGATGTTGACTGCTTATGGGGGACTGCTTTGGTTTCTCCGGAAAGAGCATGTCGTCTGGCTGGTTAACCGGGTGGGGCGGGATTAAGTTTCCGCCCTATTCCATTACTAAAATAAAGGAGCGAACCAATGAAATTAGAAACTGTTAAAGTCGTGTCAGAAACGGCGGAAGGTGGGTGGGTTAAAATCAATGCAGATGAGTACAATCGGCATACCCATACACTTTATGTGGAAAAAGTGAAAGAAACTCCATCTGAAGTTGAAGAGAAAGTTGTTGCGGTTCCGGAACCTGTAAAAATTCTGGAACCTATAATAGAAGAAGCGTCTGCTGTGGTGGAACCCTCAGAAGAGAAGGAACCGGAGAAAAAGGTGATTCCAAAGACGCAAAAACTTTCCAGAACGAAATAAAAAATAAATGCCAAGGAGGCATGTGATGAAAAAACGATTTTTAATCCCAATTTTCGTAATCGTAGCATTGGTTACGGGTTTGTTCTTGGGAACGATAGGAAGCGCCGCGATATATAATCAGCCGCTTTACAGCACGACCGTAAGCACGGATTTGCAGAAAGATGCCGCGAATCAGCGCAATGGCGGGCAGGTGTATTATGTTGACGGTAATGTAATTAACGATTCTGGGGACGGTACGTCCTGGGCAACTGCATATCAAAAGCTTTCAACTGCCATGGCAGCGAGTCATGCCAATATCGCTAC